GGGCGTTATGGAGCAGAGGCTATCGAAGCCTTCGGTGAAGATCCCGACCTGCACTACGTCCAGCAATTGTGGGATGAGCTCACCCCGGAAACGCGCAGGGTCATCCGCGATCAAGTCGAAGAATTGGCATCACAAAATGGAAAACGAAACAAATCGAAACGAAGAACTCGCGCGACTTGAGCGTGCCTGGCGTCGGCTCACCTGGTGGCAAAAGAAAACCATCGTCGTCCCGCTTCGCTTCGAGCGTCTGCTGGATGCGATGGCGCTCGAACCCTGGTACTGGCTGCAGCGTCACATCACATCCCGCCGCGCGCATTTTGCCTTTTGGTATCCCGCTCATTGGTTGTAAGGAGGTAATGTGCGTAAGCTAACTCTGATCATTATCATTTTCCTATCGGCTTGCGCACCCTCGGAGAGTTTGGTTCAGACGGCATTGGCTGAGACAGTGGCAGCCAATCCAACGTCAACCTCCTTTACGGAAACACCCACACCATCGCCCGAAACCACACCAACGGCTTCGCAAACCCCGCTCCCAACAAAAGACCCGAGGGTGCCTTACGTTGTTGCCTACGTTGAACTCATGAAGAAATGGTACGATGCTCTTGTACGTATCCAGACAAACAACCAGCGCATCGCCGAAGAAGGGGTGTCAATATATGATGATGAAGAATTTAGAGACGAACTGACATCGTCCCTGTCTGATTTTGAACAGGTTGCCAAAGACTTGGAGATGTTGAAACCGCCTGTTCCTGAATTGCAATGGTTTGCAGATCATGCTGAAGAACTAAGAACACACTCAGACCTTTTCGTTGAATTTTATAGGCTAGGGCTCCTGGGTGACGACTCTTCAATGGAACTCGCCATCTCCTTCCTGGAAGACGCTTCTGATACTTATCTAACTATAGTTGACAAGCTTGACGTGTTGCTTGACGAGTTACTGGATGAATGATCCTTCGTCAAAGAACATCTGTTCGCCTGGGCGGCATGTGCCAGGTCTCGCTGCAAGGGGTCGGAGGTTCAAATCCTCTCGCCCCGACAAAAATTGAAGATCCGTCTGCGCACGCGTCTTCACAATAAGGAGCGAGACTCATTACCACACAGGAACACCACTTACCCTGTGTGATGAGGCTCGCCCTTATGATTCAAGGAGAAGACACGTGCGCAAAAAGGATCACATCCCCGTTCCAGCTCTCAAACATCAGCATATTATCAAACTAGGCCGCATCATGGACATGCTCTACAAACCGTCCGAGATCGCCGAAGAGATCGGCGTCAGTGTCGATACGGTCTATCGCTCCTATATGCCAGCAGGTTGTCCCTACATCGAAGACGAACACAAACGCTACTGGATTCACGGACCCGCATTTGTCGCCTGGGCTCGTCAAACCATCAGCCAGCGCAAACGAAATAGATACCCCCTTGCGGAGAACCAGGCCTGGTGCATGAAATGCAACCGTCCCGTGGAAATGAAACGCGCTCGACCTGTCCATCAGAATAGATACATGGTCATCCTGCAATCCACCTGCCCCCACTGCAGGACAAAGGTCAATCGGACGGCAAGGCGGGCGCCATGATAAACCGCGCCAATTACCTGCACGTGCGCGCCTACCTCGCCCACACCCAGCGCGTCCGCCAGCACGAACCGACCACCGTAAAACGCAACCGCGGCCACCTGCGCCACCTGCTCGAATGGGCAGACGAAACACTCCTGACCGACCCGCGCAGCCTTGATCCCTTCCCAGCCTACCTTGTCGAAAAAAGACTCGCGCCTGCCACCATCGCCAAAACGCTGACGGTCGCGCGCCAGTTCTTCAACTTCATGCGCGCCGATTACCCGCTTCTGTACAAACGGATAAAAGATTCGTGGATCGAATCGCTCCAGCCTCCCCGCAGTATGCGCCCTCAATCACGCCTGCAAAATCGGGAATATTACACGCTCGAACACGTCCAGAAGATCGCCTCCCTCCAGTTGGATGACCTGCACCTTCAGCGCGCCCAGACCGCCGTGTGTATGCTCTTCCTGTCTGGGATGCGCACAGGCGCGCTCGCATCCATCCCCATACACTGTGTCGACGTGGCCAACCTGACCCTGCGTCAACTCCCAGAATTCGGCGTTCGAACCAAAGGCCACAAGGCTGCCATCACCTACCTGATGCCAATCCCCGATGTCCTGCAGGTTGTCAAACGCTGGGATGCCCTGCTTTCCGTGTTCCAGCTTCCCCCCGATGCGTTATGGTATGCCACCATCGCGCGCGACAATTCAGCGCTGACCGCCACCACCCAGGCTTTTCGCGGACGCCACAACGCGGTCCAGCGCGATATAAAACGACTGTGTGAAACGCATGGGATTCCCTATCTCAACCCCCACAAACTCAGGCATGGATTCGTGGTCCACGCCGTAAAAAAAGCCCGCAACATGCGCGAGCTAAAAGCGATCTCACAAAACGTGATGCACGCGTCTGTCGTCATCACAGACCAGGTTTACGGTCGGCTCGTCGGGGACGACATTCAGGAAGTGATCAACACCCTGGCATGATATTTGCAGTCATCCTCGTGCTCCAGCGGGTAAACGCATTGACAGATATCATGATCGCACGCGATCCACAATTCAAGTGCGGCGTGCAGTTCGTCGTAGGTAACTGCCTGCCCCTCTTCGCGCAGGTCGAGCAGGCGGCAGTATTCACACCAGGCGATGTCCGAGCGTTTCTGGCGCGCGTGGCTCTGCCACCGCGCTGCGCTCCAGTTCACGCCAGGCTGAGGGATGGCATGGATCATCATCTGGCACGCCTCTCTGCCTGCTCCTTGGCTAATCTAACAAGATCCTGGGTGATCTGCATTCGGTCGTAGCGTTCTTTGCTCGACCGTTCGTGGTCTTCAAGATCGTCCTTGATCCCCATGAAAGTCTCGTTGGTGCGGTCAAGAATCAGTTGTGCTGTCTCCTTGTGGCTGTTGGTTATGGTAAGGATGTTATTGTGCAACATCTGGGCGATGGTCACCTCGTGATCCCTATCTTCCTGTGATTTGCTTTTTGCGTTCTCTTCGCGGCGCTTCTCTCGGCGCTCCTCGAAGTAGAGCATGATATACACCGTGAACATGACGGCCGCGGCGGCGGGTAAATTTCTTACAAGTTCTAATACGGCTTCATCCATGAGACACCTCTCTCAACTGTTGCAAAAATATAGTGTACAAGGTTGGATCAAATTTCAATGTCATTCTGTTCATGATTTCCAGCGCCAATTCCTTCTTATATGCTTTGCGATAGGGTCGGTCGGATGTCAACGCATCGTAAACGTCAGCAATCGCCACGATGCGCGAAAAGAGCGGGATGTCCAGCCCCCTGCGCCCCTCGGGATAGCCCGAACCGTCCCATCGCTCCATGTGATATCGGATCGTGAACCTGATCTCGATCGGCACTCCCGAAAGCTCCAGCGCCCTGTAACCTCTCTCGCAATGATTGGACATCCTCAAAAATTCGTCGGGGTCCAGACTGCCCTGTTTTCTGTATATCCTTCGGGAGATAAATATTTTCCCAAAATCGTGCAGTTCGGCGGCATAGCCAAGTATCTCGAGCGCGCCTTCATCCAGACGGTCTTCGTTCGTCAGGCGCTTGCCGATCTCGAGCGCCAGCAGTCGGGTGCGACCGCCGTGATCCGCGATCTCTGTCGAATCGTACAAATCGCTGATCCGTTTGAGAGTTCGGAGAAACCGTATCATCGAATTCGAGAGCATGGTTATTACCCGCTCCCGTCAGGCGTGCGCCACGAGGATGACGGCACGGGGTTGAAAATCCTGGTCACGTTTGGCAGTTCGTCACTCACCCAACGCGCGGCGTTTTTTTTCTCGAAATATATAGCTCTGTCCGCGATGAACGGAAAAACGATTGGATACATTATCCCGTCAATGTAGCCTTGCGGAAACGGGTCGATCTGCGCCGCGTCTTTTACGCCCGTGCTGACCGCCACGACGTACCACACGTTATCCACGATCGTTTTCACGGACGGCATCTGCGCCTTGGCGTCGATACAGTGGATGCCTGGCACGCATTTTATAAGCTCGCCCTCATCGATGCCACGAAAAAACGACCCGCCAAAACCGCGCTGCATTTTGTCATAACGCGGCAAAGACGCTGTCAAGTCCCGCTTGTTCCAATGGTCACTGTGAGGAATGCCACCGTCAAAACCGTTCTGTGGGAAGTTGGTCATGGCTTTGTCGTAGCGGTGCAGGTTGCGTATTTTCTGCGGCGTGATGGGCAGGCAAAAGAGCTTCATTAGATCGAGTATCATGTATTGCATCTGCTCGGTTATCTCCAGCGCCCGCGTCTCGTAAGGTGGATTGATCTCAGGCTTCCCCAGCGGCGGCATCCGCCCTCCCTCAGCTCCATGAAGCCAGCGATAGCCGTCGTACGTTACGGACGGCGGCGGGGGGACTGATACATCCAGACGGTTGATCTCGATGGTGATGGTCATTTCGATTTGAGCGTCACATCCACAAGCGCGGGATCGTATACGATCTCGATGGACGGCTTGCCGCTCGGAGGCGTCGTCGGCGGATCTATGACCTGGATGTTCCCGACCCAGGCCTTTGCAATGTAAGCATCGACGCCGTTGTATTTGATCTTTATCCAGTCGCCATCCAGCCAGCCCTCGACCTGCGTGGCGTAGGACAGGTATCCGACAACGTTGGATGTATCCACCGTGACCTTCGAACTGCGCACGCGCAGACCGCCCGAGCTGCTGGATGCCGTGGTCGTGCCTGTTATATATTGCATATCGCCTCCTGTTGGCGGGGGGGGCGGAGCATCCGTCACACCCGCCCATGCGAATAATTGAGATTCGGTTCCGTTGAAGAAGTTATGATCCGATGCCACCTGGCAGCCGCATTGCGTACAATTCCAGTTATCCTGCCAGAACGTCCAGGGCATCACCGCTGTGCTGCGCTTGTACTGGTCGGGTGGTGTGCCTGCGTCCGTGGATGGCCACGCGATCCACAGGTCGAGATTGTTCAGCCACTCAAGCCCGTCTGGATATTGATTGATGATTGAAACTGCAAATTCCGTGTAGGTGCTGCCATTTGTGTAAAGCACCGTTTTTTGTTTGGTTTGGGATCGTATCGTATCTATCATTCGTCGCGTGTCAGCGAACATCGTGTTGCTGTAGGTGTTTCCCCAACTCTCAAGATCGACCGCGTGCACGTTGTAGTCGTGCAGGGCGGCAGTGTTTATGTAATTATTGACCTGTCCAGTCCAACTGACGCCGCTGCGCTGGTAGTGATATCCGCCCCTGACTTTCAACTTCATCATCCCATCCCATAACGCATCGATGGCAGTATCACGGTAGGTGCTGCCCTCCGTCAGCTTCTGAAAACCAAAGCTGATCGGCAAGCTGGCTGTCTCAGGATCGAAAGAGACCTGGTAGCGTGCTCCATCCATACCCTGCGCGAAATGGATCGGCAGGGCAAAATTCAATTTCCTGCGCGATCGCAGAATTGTATGTGTCCGCTTGTTTAGATGCCTGATAAGCTCGATCGTCATGTTAGATATCCTCCAGGTTCTTTTTGACGGCAAAACTGCCGTAATCAACATAACCGTTGTATCCGCCTGTCCAACCGATGAACGCCTGTATCTTCCAGGAGCCCACTTCGTCCAGGTCGGCTTCGTCGTCGGTCACATATTCGATCAGACCGTCCGTGCCATCGGTCACGAAGGCGGCTGTGAAAGTTTTTATCACGCCGCTCGGGGAACGGATCTCGATCGTCTTCGTGTCAAGCCCGCTGAGATCTTCGGGAACAGATGTGTCGGCATTGTCCTCCTCGGGCACGAAGACCTGCAAATGCGCCCCGAGGGCTCCCTTGCGTAAATATTCGAGTGTCATTGTTGTTGTACCTCCAGGGTGACATTCACCTTCGATCGTTTGTCCAGGCTGATATCTGCCTCGCGCCGCAAGTCCTGCGCATCCGTGATCGAACTGTGCAGGTCGAGACTGCGCGTGATGCTGCGATGCAGTGCCAGCGATATAAGGATTTCATACACCTGCAGCCCTGAGAGAGTACCCATGGCCACCAGGACGCTGTCCACGCTCAACGATGCGGCCAGCACAAACTCATTCCTGCCAGATGCTGTCAACTCGCTGGACGCATCCAGCAATGCCTGCAATGCGTGACTGTTCACGCCAGAGGCAGTCAAGCCGCTGGACACATTCATGGCCGAGTCAAGCGAAAACACGTTGAAACCTGCAGCTTCCAACAGGCTTGAAACATTCACCGCAGCAGACAGGTCCAACGTGTTGAACCCGCTCACATTCAACTGACTGTTGACACCCAGGACAGCCGCAAGGTTATGCGCGCCGCCCGATGGAACCGTGGCCACCAGAACGCTATCCATGCTCAACGCTGCGACCAGCACAAACTCATTCCTGCCAGAGGCGGCCAACTCTGACGATACGGCCAAGGCGGTGACCAGCGCGTGGCTGTTGAATCCCTGGGCGGTCAGTGCGCTGTCTGCAGCGAGAAGCGCGCTCAGTGCCCAGGCCCGTCCGCCGCTGGCTGTCAACTGGCTGTCCGCAGCAAGTGCGGCTGTCAACTGGAATATGTTGAATCCGATCACATCCAATTGAGATGAGCCTGCCAAAAGGGCGTTCAGCGCATGGCTGTTGAATCCCTGTGTCGTCAGCGCGCTGTTGACTGACTGTGTGCTAGCCAGGGCGTGGGTATTCCTGCCTATGCCTGTCAACTGGCTCGAGGCGGCTTCCGCAGCAGACAAGCCGAATGTATTGAACCCAGACGCATCCAACTGGCTCGAGCCTGACAGTGTTGCCGTCAGGTTGTAGGTTGTGCCTCCTGTCTCTGTGTAAAAAATCTTGATCGAGACGTAATCTACAAACACGTCCGCGTTGTCGCCAGTCGCAAGGAAACCAACGGCTACGCCGAAATCCGCATCCTTGACCCACGCATCTGTCAGGGAGTTCCCCCACAAGTCAGCAGATCCTCCCAGCACGACTATACCGGCGGCAGACGTTCCGAGCGGTATGGGAGTTGCCGCCTGGTTATCTCCGGCAGGCGCGCCCGTGGCGTCGAGAAGTTGGATCAGGTCAAGCGAGACGCTGCCGTTGGCGTAATAACAATTGACCTGTACTTCCACACCAATGATGGTTGCCCCGTCAGGCACGGCGGATAGTCCGCTGAAATGTGCGAGCAGCAGATAGGATTGGTCAGCGGTGTCGAATGTTGGCGCGGTGATGGAGGCATCACTACCATCGTTGGCAGTAATGTTGCTCGCATCGCTCCAATCGTTGTCAGAATGAACGCCGCTGCTGAGTGAAGATGCGCTTGTGGCTGACAGTAGACCCGTTGAAACACCCCCGTCCGCCGAACCGATATAGTCACCGCTATCGTTCCATGACACCTCATCGATGTATGCCGTGCCAGACGCGCCCGACGGAATAGTCGCGAAGCCAGCTACAATGTTCTGGATATTCGTCCAGCGGTCGAAACAATCAACACCTGTCAGTGTTGTTTGCGCCTCGTCGTCCACCCACCATTCAATTTTGGCGTCGTTGGCCGTCGAGTTGGTCGCCTTTGTAGCCCGCATCTCAATAAAATGCGGTGAGTCGGAGATGATGACCAGCCCCGAATCAGAGTGACTACCGTCATCGGCAAACATAACCACGCGCATACAAAGATTGCCCCCCACTATGGTATTTGTGATCGTGGCAATGGATGTCCCGCCGCTGGTCATCAAACGTCCGGGCGATATGGCATCGAACTCGCTGTAACTCAAGCCCCCAGGATCGAAATAGATCCTTAATTGTGCCACACCTGTTGTTGAGGCGGAGGCAAGAGTCTTGTACGCATATTTTGCATTGGTGTTGTCTACAACGTATTTCTGGCCGTAGGTCGTGCCGCCCATTCCGGCGTCGGAGGATACGGTCAGTTTGCCGCTGTCAAGGACAGTGCCTGTCCACTCGGAAAAATCGGCTGACTCGTGAGTGGCTTCAAACGTTGCCATGGATTACGTTATACATTTCTGTCTGCCGAGACATTATGCAATCGTCACGTCCAGCGCGCCCGCCGCGAATGAGATAACATCATCCGCGCCAATGGCTCCGCCGCCCGAGTGCGTCCCAAAAAATAACAGGTTGCCGTTCGTGGCCGCGTCCCAGATATCCGTGCTGTCGGGGGTGCCCCATGTGCCTGACGGCGTGGGCAGGGAGATCGTGCTGCTGTTCTCCGTATCGCCGCCTGTGGCAGACGGCGCGTCCCAGGAGGTGACCTGCACGCGGGAATAGTTGTTGCCAGTGACTTCCGCCCCGCCTTCGTCTTCATCCTGTGTCGTTGACAGCCCGACATAGATGCTGGTGCCCGGGGTTGTATAGGCCGTGTTGCGTAGGACGTGTGAGAGCAGGGCATTGCCGAGATAGGTCGAGACCGCGCCGGTCAGCGATATATCAAGGTCGCCAGCCGCGATTGAGAAGTCGATCCCGTCCTGGATGGACTTGGCTGTTGACAGCGCGCCGTAGAAAAGCAGGTTTCCGTTAAGGTCAGCATCCCATACCCCGACATGCGTCACATCGGAATCTCCATCGCCGCCAGGGGTTGGGAAATCGATCTGCGCGGTATTCGCGGTCGCCCGTGCTGACGGCGCGTCCCAGGATGTGACCTGCACGCGGGCATAATTCGTGTACGTGACCTCGGCTCCATTTCCCGCATCGGTCGGGTCGGCAATGTGCAGGGCCACATAGACGCTGGCGCCTGGGGATGTGTAGGCCGTGTTGCGCAGGACGTGCGAGAGCAGGGCGGCCTCAAGGTAGTCGCTGATGATGGCTGTTGTCATTTCAAACTCCTTTTTATCTTCATTAGAATATCATTGCGGGCGAGATCGCCGCCCCGCCGCCTCGAAATGAGGGGTTAAGACAATAGCCGATGGATCGCCAGCGGCCTGTGCCACCTGAGATGGTCCACGACATGGTCACGCTTGCACCCGTGCCGAGTTCAACAGACATATTATTCTGCCCGTTGTCCCCAGGCGTACCCTGGTATTTAACGAACGTCTGGCTGGCGTGGGCGGTAAATGTGCCGGTGTCATCGGAGTACCCGACGCAATCGACCACAAGCCCGCTTGGCGTGGATGGCACGGCAATCGTAACTGGCGAGGCTGTGCTTTGACCTACGACAGGTGTGTCGTGCAGAACGCTCGTCTGGTTGACTCCGTAAAAATCGCATGCAATGCAGGATATAAATCCGCTGCCAGTCCAATTAAGTGCCAACGTATGTGCGCCAGTTGCTGGCGCGACAAGAACGAAGGCTGCCACTCTAAGGTCGGTCGAACCATATTCAATCAATTTCGTCATGGCCACGCCATTATATGTAGCCGAAATGATATTTGGCACGTTCGTGTCCATGGTTACATGCAGCACAAGACAGGTATCCTCCCCTGCCGCGACAGTGTGCGAGAAAGAGTGAGAGGTACCAGCGGAGGCGCTCGCTGAGCCCGTGGGTGTGCCGTATGTAATATCCGTTCCAGCGATCGTGGTCATATCTCTAGGTCCTCGTATAGGTAATGACAACATCGAGCAGTCTGGCAGTGGCAGCCAGATTGTCCGAGGCGTGTGCGCTGTCTCGATAGACCCGTAGTAACACCGTTTTTCCTGCGGCTGGCGTGCCTGCGATGGTTATTGCCGATGTTTCATCCGATTTATTCAGGTCACCGTTCGCGTTGTTCGCGTCCGTCGCCAACTGGGCGGATCCGAACGCCGCATCCAGGGCGTCGCTGTCGGCATAGGCAACACCCTGGATGCCCCACACAACACTATTTGTGGATGCGTTCGCGCACGTCCAATTAAAATGAGCGGTGACAGGCCCGCCGTCGTAATCTGCTGGCAATTCGAGCAGGAATTCAGCGAACAATGCGTAGCCGCTGTCCTCGAAATCCATCACGCGGAAATTGTTCTTGTTGGTGCTGGTCTCGAACGAGGCATAGGATGCGCCGTTCGTTGCGCTGGGGTGGAACGAAGCGCCATTGATCTGTATCTGTGAGTTGATCTTTTCATCCAGATACTCCTCGTTCTCTTTTATGGCATTCATGTGAGAGGCGGGGAGCTGGTTGCCCGCACTCTTTGTGGATAGCGTGTTCGGTAATGGCATGATCGACTGACTCCTAGTATGGCGAGAGCACGTCCGCGCCATCCAGCAAGGACGAGTCCAATATAAAATAATCGTTCGAGTCGGCGGGTTCGAGACCCCATTCACAGCCCAGCGTGCCGTCCGTCTCGATGGTGTAGGACACGCGGTTGATGGTATATTCACCGCCCACCCCCGTGGCCGTTTCCTGCAGCGTCACGCGGTCGCCGATGTCCAGTGTCATGGCGTAGCCCATCAATGTGGCGTTTTCATCCGCAAAGAACTTTACGCTCTCTATGTCTGGTTCTTCGGAGCTTGTCCGCTCGAGCAGGCGCACGAGGTACTGCTTTGCCCTGAGATGGTCGGACATATAGAAAAAATCGTAGGTCGTTTCGCGGTCGGCGTCGCCCGTCTCGGCTATCACGTCAAAGGGGTTGAAGTAATAGATGCCGCGCCCGAAAATGTTGACCAGATTAATGAACAAAAAAGACCCGCCCGTGTTCTCGATCTCCCACGCGGCGGAATTCCCGCCGATGGTGGTGACTATGCTCAGATTGCCGTTCGCGTCATTTTTGGTGGTGTTCTCGTACTTGCTGGCGCGGTAGTGCGTGTCTGCCACTGGCGGATCGACCACGTCCATGGCCGAAATGCGCGTGGCCAGGTTTTGCGGGTCCTTGAATCGGAACGTGAATGTTTCCGTATCTCCGCCGCCAACTTTTAGGTCGTTGTCGTTCTCGTAGATCAGGGTTGTGGCTTCCTCGTCAACCCGCACGGGATGCACCTTTCCGATAATACGGTTCTTGACGTTGTCGATGCTGCGCCTGATCGACATGCTGCTCATCGTATCGTTCAGTGTCGCGACGGACGAATTACTGGCGCGGTCTTTTTCGGATTGCATGACCAGCGTTTCCCCGTCCGTGGTGTTGCCGCGTATAAAAACATAGCGCAATGTGGTTTGGCAGATCTTCTGCAACACACCCATGGGAGACGTGCGCTCGTCCTGCTCCGACGCAAGTGCAAAAGGCAGGGTATAGTCGTCCTGTTCGAGGTCGGTATTCAGCGGCGCGGTCTCCATCGCCGTTATAATCGTCTGTGCGATCTGGTCGGAGCGTTGATCTTGCTGGACCGACAGCAGGTTGATCTTTGCGGCCGCCAGTCTCTGCATGTAGTCCGTGGCGCTCAACGCGCTCGAACGTTCCTTGAATTGCCCGATGGTCGGTTCCAGGTCCGTGATGAATCCATAAAACTTGTAGTAATAGGTACCCAGATATGAAAAACTCAGGCGGATCAATGTATTGCGCCCTAAATTCGCGCGGAAATTGGCGTGCTCGGGAGAATAGTACCCGAGCAATCCCGCCGAGTTTGACTCGCCGTTGTCGAGTGAGAGCGAAAGGCTGCCAGGCGTCGCGATGCGGTTGGTGATGTCCGACCCGTCAATGCCGCGTTCGGCCACGACGGGCGATTTGAATATCTCAATATCCCGTTTTAGGCTGACCCATGCGGCGGATATGTAGGCCTCTACGTCCCAATCCCAGGTTACTGTCATGGGTTGGCCTGCTGTATGGCTGCCGCGATCGTGCGCGGCATGGTGCGTCCCTGGTCACGCAGCAGGCGGTTCGTTTCCTGCTGCTGGGTGACCATGCCCTCGCTGGTCTGCATGATGGACGACACCAATTGCTGGGTCTGATATACGGATGATTGCTGGACGGACGCGCTGCCTGCCAGTGCTGCGGATGCAACATCGGTCAGCGCGGCGGTCTGACTGGCCGCAGCCTCGGATGCCTGTGTGATCTCCTTATTGACAACCGTGGACGATGGTGAACTTTTATTCGATTGCTTCTGTTTTGTATAGTAGGTCGATGGGGTGTAGGTGTAACCGCTTGTGTATTGGATCGACGATCCCAACTCGCCGCCGAACCCCATCGCGTCCTCTGGCGTAAGGCCAGCCCGTAACAAATTGCGCGACTCTTCGTTCGTCCAAACATGGCCGCTTGGATCGATCAACTCAAAACCCTGTTCGCCAACCATCGCCCAGCCCTGACCCAGCGGCAGATCGCCGCCTGATGCAAAAGTATCGTGGGACGGGTCATAGTTACCCGGGTCGGCGAGCATCGGGTTGTAACCTCCGCCCGAACCGCCGCCAGCGCCTCCACCAAAACCTGAAAAGCTGCCCGATGTATGAACGTTGACGTAGAAGTCCCACGCCTGACCGTTGCGCTTGTCGAGATTTTGGAATTTTCCGACCATGTCTGTCAGGCGCGCGTTCGGCAGGATGAATGAATCCGCCATGGCTTGCATTTCCCGATCCATTACCAGCGCGGAGTCGACCACCGTCTGGTCGATGATGCCCCACTGCTCACCTACTGCCAACAACCCCTGAAATTCGGCGTCCGTCAAGCCGTCCGAGGCCGCCTTCTGCTGCAAAAGCGAGTAGGCAATGCGCCTGCTGGCGTCTTCGTGTTGTGCGGCCAGCGCGGCTGTGGCCGCGCTCTGTTCTTCGGCGGCAAATGTGCCATCCTGATAGTCCAAACTCAATTGGCGGACACTGGCGCTGTATTCTTCCCAGGTGATCTTCCCCGCGCGCGCGTCTGCCAGAAATTCTTTTTGTGACTGTTTGTATAGATCCTGTACGTAACCAGCCTCCTCGAATTTGGAGTTGACCTCAGCCAGGGACTCGTTATATTTATCGTTTTCGCTCTGCAGTTGTTCGATCAGCCCAAACATCCCCTGATTGGCTGCGGAGTTATCCTCTATGGCTTCCGTGACGGTATCCAACTGCGCGGCTTGACCGGCTAATGCACGTTCCCAGGCCCGCCCATATTCTGATGCGCGTTGTGTTTCTGCAGCCGCTTGTTTCAGGTTGCCGCCATACATCACCGTCATGGCATTGACATCCAGCCCGGCGCGCTCAAGCACCTGCATTGTGTCTATCATTTCTTTCTCGCCCTCAACCCAGCCCGAGATTATCTCTGACAGGCCAAGTGTCGTAATACCCCGAATGACGCGCATAAAGCCTTCTGCCTTGATTTTGTTCTCCTCGAATCCATTGCCTGATTCGGAGAGATGGTCGACAAGCCATACAAGGTCATCCACGAACGGACCTAACTCATTGGCGAGATCCTGTTTGATTGTTTCACCAAGTCTTTTCGCCTGCGCCTCCAGCTGAAGGAATGGCCCCAGCGCGGAGTCGGCGGCGTGCCCCACTTTTTCGATCTGCCCTTCAGCCTGCTGCAGGAAAGCCTCAGTGAAGGCGGCGTTGGTATCGTAGCCCTGATCTTGGAGCGCTTTCAGGTTCTCCTTGAACCCGTCCACACTGACGTTCAACGAATCGAAGCGCATGGTGGTCTGGTTCGTGAGCGTCAGAACCAGCTGGTTCATGTTCATGTTCAGCGCGGATGCGACCGCCGCCAGTCTGACCGCTTCGTCGTGCGTCTTAGCCAGCCCCAACCCCATCAGGTCTGTGGCAGATGCGACCAGTTGAGATTCGGTATACAATCCGCGCGTGGCTGTGCTCAGGTCGGATAGCAGCGCGTCGCTGGTCGTGCCGATGCTCTCGGAAAGGTTGTCGAACCGTTCGCGCATCATCAGCAGCTCGGCGCCCTCTTTGCCGAGGTCAAACGCCTTTTTGACCCCATAGCCCACACTTGCGATCGAAGCGCCGATTACTGCAAACTGGCTGAAAGTTGCCTTTAGAGCCTTCGCACCTTTATCAAGGTTCTTGATACCCTGCAAGGTCTCACGATCTGCATTGCCTTGTTTGGCTAATTTGTAGACGATCTCAAGAACGCTGCGTGCCATGTTTTATTGAGCCTTGTATCCGTTTCGTTTGTAGTATTCGCGCTGGAACTGCGCGAATTTTATGTCGATGGCTTTTCGCCTGGCCTGCCGTTTTGGAAGGTCGACCGCGATGCCCAGGAAAAGGTCGATCCATTCGTCGTCCAGCTGGTCAACTTCCATCGCGCTGATGACGGGTCCACCGTGAACTTTGTTGATGATGCGCGCGATGGTCACGGAATTGATTTTCTCGTGGTCAGCGCCGCGTCCCTCCGCGACCTCACTCAGCGCGGCGCTCAGGATTTTTTTTGACGATTCCTGTGCTCCCGCATCTTTTCCTGCGACATGTCGCGCAGCCAGTTGAAGAGCGCAGGATCGGTCTCGTCGAGCTCCTTCAACTCCTCGGGCGTCCAGTGCCTTTCCTGGTTCTCGCCCTGCGACCAGAGCGCCGCATACCATTCGCGCAGCTTCGGGGCGTACTCCTCGTCGGTCCACGTTGCCAGGTGATCGAGGGACTTCTGGTAGTTCGTGCGATCTTCGCCGTCCCCAGGTAATACCCTGCGAACCTTATCCATCTCAAGCGCCATGCGTTGGTTCAAATTGTCGAACGTGTTGATGACATTGCGGGTCGGGTTGACCCAGACATCCACGGTCTGGCCCTTGAGTTCCGTGGCGTACTCCTCGAGCTTGATCGGGCGGATGATCTTTGTGATTTGAATTTTCATGTGAGACTCCTTCCAGTCTTTTATTTTTTTTACGACCAGGCGTTTACGTCTGTCGTCAAGGTCAGGCCGAGCATCTTCGCGCCTGTTGCGTCATAGGTTCCGTGCGCCGAGAACGACGCAAGATTATCGTTGCGGTCTTCTCCGTCTATCGCGCCCACCGCCTCAAAATACCCGCCGATATCGACGGTTAGATTGTGGGGGTCTCCCGATCCGATCTGCGTGCCATTGATCGCAAGGCGCGCCACCATGAACGTGGGGGTCTGCATATAACCGAGGATGTCGTTCGCGTCCGATCCCGCCTCGATCGTGAACACGCCCATGACAGCGATCTCGCCCTCCTTGTGAGAGTTGAACGTGTCCACCGCGCTGCCTGTCGCGTCGGGATGTACTCCCGTCATGATCTTGATCTGGAATCCGCGCAGCAGGTTGGCAAGCTCCGTGCCTCCAACGCCGCTCCATGCGGTATCCAGGTACAGCCGCGCGAGTTTGGCGTTCATCAATTCTCCCGTGGACAGGGCTAACGCGGGTGTTTTGGTGGTCTCGGTCAACTTGCGGCCAAAGAACGGCATGTCGCAGGATACTGCCGCGTCGCCGCCATCCTGTGAAATGGTGCCGTTGATGTTGATCTCGCGGAACATGCAGTATTCGGTCTCCCACGCCTGTACATCGTCTGCCAGTTCAATCGTGGCGGACTCGGGCTCGTTGGCGGTGGCTGTCAGCGAGGGAGTGAAATCCCAAAGATAGTCGGTCTGCGAGGTGGTTTGCTCGACAGCTGTCACGCCGCCTTTCAAGCCGCACGAGAGCGGGAATAACAACTGCTGAAAAGTCGTATCCTCTGTCATCAGGTTGTTTTCGTACAGCTTCTGATAATTGACGACGCGCCTTTCAGCGACGCGGACATTGTTCATCTCGCGGATGAATTTCGGTTTTACATCCGTGCCGATCTTTAAGTTATTGGGAGCCATGCCAGGCCAGATGCGGTCCGCGGCGACAGCGTCGCCGCTCGTGCCCTCCGCCCCGTATTGGATGACGTTGAAATTAGTTGTGCCCATGTTTTATTCCTTTGATTCAGGTTTTCCAACTTTTGGGAGCTGGATTTTTGTTTGGTCGGGCATTTTCTTTTCGGAGTAATATCCGTTCTTGATAGCCTGTTTCAGAACGCTTTCCAAGCCGTTGAGCCTCGCCCATTCGTCGGTTACCTCGTGCGGCAGGCCAGGCACGCCCGCGCCGTGTTTGGTGTCGAAAATGTATGTCTTCATATCCTCACTCTCCTGTCGCCACCGTGATGGAGGCGTTCTTGTTTTCCTTGACCCGCCAGTGGACAACGTAGCCCCAATGCTCGGACTCGTTGCCAAATTGCAGGCTGATAGGCCCTGTGATCTGGTCATCGCGTTCCTCAAGAATAAAATTCTCCACCAGGCCTCCGAGTTTCAGGTTCGCCGCCGCCGCCTGCGCGATCAGGTCGGGCCAGTTCATAATGTACGGAATTGCATCCAGATCTAGATTCGGCCATATGTGAAAATCTGTCGAGCCGCGGTAGAAGCCTTCATTCGGTCCGCCTGCGCTTGCCTGGAATCTGGCGAACTCTGGGAACGAGAGCGCGATGGGTTCGCTCTTGAGCTGGTCGGGGTCGATGGTGTCAGGATAGTCCTGGGATTTGTTCAGGTACGGGGCTCGGACAGTCGTAAATCCTCGACCTTGAATGCCAGACCAGACATCCTGCAGCGCGTCGATCCACGCCTGCATCAGCGCACCACCATTTCCGCGAGCGCGTCATCCGCGCCCGCTTTCATCTCGCCCTCGACCCGCGGCCTGGCTGCAGAAAAACTGGCGGCCATAAATCCACGTTTCGAGAAACCAGGGTGGATGGTCATGGTGACCCAGCGGTTGCCGATGAATACGTGCGCCGCTTTTAGCTTTCCACGCTGTTCCTGACGCGCGAGTCGTCGTCGTGCCGCTTCGGAACGGTTTTTCGATCCTCCGACCAGAGAGTGACGTTTCGCGCCGTGCTCGACGATGTTGATGTAATACACCTCGCCATCGTAGAATCCAACCGTGCCTATCAGAGATTTTCCGAAACCATAGACACCGCGCCGCAATGCTCCTGCGGCCTTGCCTGTTTCACCGTGAGGGACTTTCGGCGAGGCGATGCCGTAGGTCATCTCGACGGAATTTTTCATGCGGAGATGAAAATGCTTGTCGAGGAAACGCTGCGACTGCTGGAGCAGCGAGATTTGCCTTTCGAGGTCGGGGGAGATAACGTCGACTTTTATGCTCATATTTTTCCGATCCAGTAATTCATTTTGATGCGCTCTATGTCGTACTGCGGGAAGGCGTCGTTGTAGAACGTCTCGCCAAGATCAGCCTTGCCGATGCGTCCCTGGAAACCGCTGGCGGCTTTATTGACCATGAGCGTGGCGATTTCGACCGCCAGAAAACGTATGTCGTCGGGAGGCACGTAACGGGTGATGGATGCGCCGCTGGTATGCGCGGCCGCGGTCGTGCCGTTGATGGCGCGCTCGAGCGTGACCGTGCGGTACACGTCCACGGGGTCAAGGTCGGAGTGAGCCGCCTTGCCAGACCCGTTCCAACTGCGCTTGAGCGAGAGCAGGTCCTGCCGTTTTTCCCTGATCTTCATCTGTTCGAAGGTCACACGGATGATCTCGCCCGCGTTCAGGTCGGTGGCATCGTCCAACGAAACCTGTTCGGCGTTGACGGCCAGGGCGCCATCCAGGTAGGCAACCTCTTCGGTCGGGTCCCCCCAGCCTGTGATGAGCATCTTTTCGCTGTCGATCTCGACGATCATGCCTGGCGAAACTTTGGCGCCGTTGTCCACCAGCATACTGGTCGCGCTGTCTGTCATATTCGCGGACAGCGTCGTGTCCGTAACCACGGTTCGGGAGTAGAGACCGACCGTGCAGGGGATCTGGATCGAGTCCGCATCCTGCGCGCACCAGTCGCTGAAGTTGGGAGCATCAGACAGGCGCTCCATTCCGAGATACGGCCCATTGGCCCACATCTGGCGCATGAACACAAAATCAGTGCCCTCTGTCAACGCGTTGCTCTCGACGGTGATAGAACCCGTCAGAGAGAGGATCGGCGGATGCGGGTAAAGGTATTGTTTTCCGTTGCCGCGCATCTGGGTGGTCTGCGAAACAGGAATGAACCATCCGATCTCCTCCTCGAGGAAGCGGCTGGCATCGCGCGCAGATTGATAAAGGCGCGCTTCATCCCCCGATTCTTTGTCGGCGAGGATGTCACTGGCACTGCAGAATATCTGATGATTGGTCATATCCGTTCTTCAGCCCCCGCCCTGGGGGATGCAGGGCGGGGGCGGGGAAGACAGTCATGGAAGGATGACTGGATTCCTATTTTTCGGATCCAGAACTTTTGGATCTGGCGGCACCCTTGCGCTTCGCGGAGCGCTCTACCGCCTCATCGACAGTCAGCAGCGCTTCGTCCTGCACTTCGGGTACGGGGGGCAGCGCATCAACCTGTTTGACACGCGGCTTGGGATCTGGCTCCTGAATTACGGTCCAGCCTTCATCCTTAAATTCTTGAAGTTTGGAAGGTGGGACGAACATCTTCGCCCCGCCCTTTTCCATGAGATAGTTATCGGTCATCGGATTAACCCAACAGGAGCGCGATGTGCTCCGATTTGACGGCTTCGACACCCCAGGCAGCCGCTACAACGAAGACCTTTTGCAGGAATCCGCCATATTCGAGCACCATGAAATTCATGCCGCTGACAGGATCGGTCACAACATATTGATCGAGAGCCGCGTCGCCGCCTTCGGGCAGCTTGGGCAGACGGGTGAGCAGATGGATCGCGTTGCGGTCGAAGGCCATATTGGCGGTGTAATTGGCAGCCACATCCACAGGATCGTTGTTGGCCCACGCCCTCAAGACACCTGGATTCGCAAGGACAACGTCGCCGTCACCATCGCCAGCCCAGCCCGTCCCAACGATATACTTATTGGCGTCTGTGTTGGTTTTGTTGTTGGTGAGTACGTCGCCCGCCAGGAATGAGCCTGTGCCCGTATCAACGTGGATGGTGGTCGAGCCTTCCGCATACCCAGCGGTCAGGTCAACGAGATACCCCGCGGGGTCGCCAGCGGTATGCGCGGCAACCTGCGCCGATTCTTTGATGCTGAAACCATGAATATTGAGCAGCTCGCCGTTGCGCAGGGTTGCGCTGTCACCAGCCTCATTGGCCTTTGTGAGATTGGCGAGAGTGCGCAGCGATGCGCCCGCGCTCGTATCGATCACCATTTGGAGATCTGTGGTCGGAGCGCCGTTATCTTTAAGAACCTTGAGCAGCTGGGCACTCTCTGCAAGGTTGGTGGAGAAAGGCGTGGTGCCAGCCGCGCCATAAGCGCGGGAGGCATATTTATACAATGCGCCCAGGTCTGTCTCGATCTCATTCGTCAACGTGCGCATCGCCTGCAGGAATTGGTTCTGCTTGACATTGCCCTGGAAGGGTCCAATGCTGAACCATTCCTCGCCGTTCCACGGGAATGCAACGTACCTGACCTTGTTAACTGTCATGGTGCCTGCGGCAATGGTCTGTCCAGACGGATCGGGCAGGGTCATGGATGGAGTGGCATTGCTGGCCGTCATGGTCGGGACAATGGGATAGGTGATGTTCTGATCCTTCGCCACCATTTCCGCCTTGGCGTTGTGATAAACAGAGGGGATGAACCCCACGAGTTCGCGGCTGATCTGGTCTGCGGCCGCCTCAACCATTGGGATCAATCCCGTAAGGGTATTTGCTGACATGTTGGTATCTCCTTATGAGATGGATTGTTGAACGCGTCCGCCCTGAAGGACGAACTCTTTGCGTTCTCTCGCGTCGAGTTTTTCAAATTCGGCGCGGTTCATGACCCCTTTTGGTTTTTTCTCTTCTTCATCGGGGATCTCTTCGGCGGAGACGGGCAGGAAGTTCCGCGTGACATTGGATGTCTCGGAAGCTTTTCTCAGCTTGTTGTAGAAATTCTCTGCCTTTTCGGCTTTGGCGGTCGCCTCGTCCAGCTGCGGTGCAAGCGCCATTGCCTGCTCGTCGCCTTCGGGTGTTCCCAACGCCATCAATTCGTCGATCTGGTTGATGACGGCCTGCACATTGGCTTGCGCTTTGAGAACATTGTCGTAATAGGGTTTCAAGTCAGTCATGTGGTTTTCTCCTTACGATATGTTTTGATTCGTCCGCGCAAGCGCTCGATCTGGCGCGCGCGCTCAACATCCGCCTCGGTCTGTTTGCTGGATACAGCGCCGATCGGATGATCTACAAAAGGTGTTCCTCCCCTGCTCAATAATTGCTGGATGGTCTGGTTCAAAGTCCCCACGCGGTCGGCCATGCCCATTTCGACGGCGCGCTTGGCTGTGACCATGCGCCCCTGGCCGAAACCGTTGCGGACAGCCTCGTCGCTCACGCCGCGATTGCGGGCAACTGCCCCGACAAAGGAATCGTAGTATTCGCGCACGTTCTCCTGTATGGCGGCGCGCGCTTCATCGGTCAGGGGTTGGTATGGATTTGCTTCCGCTTTGTATTTCCCCTCCTTGATAATTGAAATTTTGACACCATCCTGATGCGCCGCGACGCTCCAATCCTGATGCACGGCAAAGACGCCAATGGAACCGACCTCGCCCGATGGCGAGACAACCACCTCGTCTGCGGCGGTGCCGATGTAGTAGGCGGCGCTTGCCATATCCTGATTTGCCACTGCGACAATCGGTTTCTTGCCTCGTGAGTCGTAGATCTGGCGGCTAAGCTCGTCGATACCGCCAACCTGTCCGCCCGGACTGTCCACGTCCAGAACAATGGCATCGATCTCTGGATCGTTGATCAATCCTGCAAATTGCGCGCCGAATTTTTCCGCGCTGGTGGCTCCCGACATTTCCGTCATGAGGTTGGCGCGGGGAAAGATCGTGCCGAACAGAGGCAGGACAGCCACGCTCTCGACACGGCGGTCGGCAGGGCGGCTGGCTCCGTTGATGCGGGCTTGTATCTCCTCGGCAGATAATTTCTCACCGGATACGTGCCGCGCAATGATCTCCTCCAGCATGGCAAGTTTGTGTGGGCGGATCGCCCACGGGGTTTCAACAAAGGCCCGCAGGACATAACTATTTGTCGTCAGATTGGGCATCGGGTTTGCCTCCTAATTTCACATTATTGGCGGTCATGTAGTAGTCTTCTCCACCCTGATAGGCGTTCAGATCGTCCTTGGCGCGGGCTTCGTTGGGATTTATCTGCCCCGAACGGATCTTGATCTCGTTGGTCTCAGCGCGTTCCTTGGCGGTCATTCGCAGAAGCGATGAGCGGTTGAATTTGAAGTAATTGTTACCTTGTTGATCGAGCGTCAGCCAGCGGATGCGGGCGCCCTGTTCCGTCGGGACGAGGTGCGCATCCAGGCATTGCTGCAGGTATTCGATGTGTTTCTGCTCGTTGGACTCGTAGGCTTCCTTGCCCATATTGAGCATGTGCAGGGGGAACTTGAGGAAGTTGGCGATCTCGCGGTCGTCGCGTTCCATGGACCCCAAAAACTCGGCGTCTTTCGGGCTGAGCGAGATGGGCTTGAATTCGCGGACGCGCTTATCGGCGATGGCGATGTTGTAGGCTTTGTCAGACCCGCTGATCGAGCCTGCGAACGACTCGCGGACTATGTCGCGTTCCTCGTCGCTTTTGAGCTCGATATTGTTGAGGTACAGGACGCCCGAGGGGTTCATGCCCTGTGAGTAAAATTTTGATTTTGTTTTATGCGCGCCCAATTGCCTGCCCATCGTTTCCCGCGCGTATGTGATCACGCCGCGTCCGACGAAGCCAGTCGCATCGGGATTTATCATTTCATGCAGCACTTCGACAGCGGGGATGTATTGCGGCTTGGTCGAATTGTTGAAGCGCACTGCGTACCAGAGTCCGCCCTTTTTATCCAGCACGGGAGCGGTGCGGTCAGCTGGCAATATCAGCAGCTGGGGCGGGTAAACAGGCGGACGCCAGACGTATGAGTTGCCATGATAGAGCTTCCATTGCATTTTGGCCTGTTTGAACTGCATCGGCGTCCAGCCCCACTGGTTCGGGGAGATCTCCATCAGGTAGGGGATGTTTATGATCTTCGAGTCAGGCTCGACCTGGCGGATCATGCCGTCCACGCGCTCGAATTGGTGGAAGGGCATCATGGCGTAATCGTCGATGATGGTGTTGGCAGCGCGGTAGAACGTGGCGAGGGTCATGGCGCGCTCGGGTGAGACACGCTCGCGCGATGTGGTCTGCTCGCCAAAAGACGAGATGAATTCGACGCGCGGCTGTTCGGCGTTATTGTCGATGACAGGTTCTGATTTTGGTATGGCGGCTTTTGCCGCTTTAGTCAGGATCATGCGCTATTCCCCTTTGCGATCTGGTGGCTGAAATAGATCAAAGAAACTCCAATGGCTATCCACCCGATGTATGGGAACGGGGATGTGAAAAATCCCACTGCGATGCAGGCGGCGCCCGCAAGGTAGGAGATATCATCGAGGTAGGGGAGGATATTTTTCAGCATATGCGTGGAAACGCAAAAAACCCGGCCCAATCCGTTTAGGATTGAGTCGGGTTTCAAGGTCCGACGGGTGGGCGCACGGGGCGCCGCGATCAGTTGTTGGTTAGATTATAGCATAAGATCAGGTATTTTTGTCGTCGAGTTTCATCAGTTTTACATTGACATTCCCGTCACGGGTCCAGCGTAAGGATACGATCTCCCATGGTTTTGGGCTGTAGATGTGATAGCGGTGATGCTGGGGCGCGAAATACTGCCAGGTCACTTCGGTGACGGGGTTGCAGTGAGTGGGGTCGTGATAAAAACCGTCGCTGCCGCCATATGGACATTCGATGTCGATGATCGCGCCGATTTTGAGCACGCGCCAGCATTCGTTCATGAAGGCGATGAATGGGAAGCGCGTGCCCACGCTGGTGACGCTGACAGGCGGGATGTGTTCGACGATGTGCCAGGCGTGGGCGAGGTCGATGCTGTCCGATTCAAAAGGCCAGGGACGCAGGTTGAGATCGTGGACGATATCCACGCCAGGCAGAGACTGGATATCCATACCGATCCAGTCGGGGGCCTGTTTGTGGGGTCCACAGGCGATGTCAAGATTCATTTTCAAGGTCCTTTTTGGAGTGGAAATAATGAACGTAACGGGCCAGAGACGGCGACGAGTCGTTCGGGGTGCGGGACGGAGGCGCGGCATTCCTCTATCCACGGTCGCATCATTTCAGACAGGTCGAGCCTGGGCACTTGTTTCGGCTCGTAATTGTCGTGACAGTATTTGCGCGCGCCGCGGTACATATCCATGCCACACAAATAGACGGGGTTGCAGCCCATATAAAGCCCCAGCCAGGCGGCTGTGGTGGCTGAGTTCCGCCCGCGCCAGTATTTTACGTCCATTTCGATGTCTGAGCCGTAATCGGGCGAAACTTTGACAACATCTTCCTGCTCGAGTATTTTGAGCATCTGTCCGCGGTCGCGCGGGTCGTCGAGGTAGACCACAAAGTGAGGTTGGAGACCGATCTCGTGGGCATGGTAATTGACAGCAATGAGCAGCAGATTCGATGATGCTATGGCGGCAAGGTCGTCGGGGAGAGACGGACCACCTCCTAAAATAGCGGCGGGTATACCAGCGTAATAGTCAGCGAGGGATGAAAGCAGCATGTTATGAGTATCGTCCGAACAACCTCACGAGCGGGCCGCTCATGGCGCGGATGCGTTCGGGATGCGGGCATTTTTCGAACGCCTGCCGCCAGAATTTGAGATGACCTTCAAGCGGCGCGTGCCATGCTACGTGATCGACGCCTGGACGCGGATGACAGTATTTTACCCTGCCCTGATAGCAATCCATGCCGCACAGGATGACGGGATCGTAGCCGCACCAGAGAGCGTACCAGGTGGCGAGGGACGATGAGAAATCTCCGCGCCACGCACCTGGCGGCAGCGGCACATGCGATGTCTCAAATGGAGAAACAATCGTGCCCTTGAAGCCCCTGGCAATCTGCGCGACCTCATAGACGTTTGTCAGGCGATCTTGATGGACGAGCACGTGTGGTTCACAAAAATAAAACGCATGATTGTTGACACTTATCAACACGCATTCGTCTGGCAGTTTTTTGAGATCGCGCGGCAACGACGGTCCACCGCCCAGGACGGCGGCAGGTCGGGTGGACGCTTTAGTTTGAAAGACAGTCATTAATGGGCGAAGTTGAGCCGCCACGCCCGTTCATGGAAGCGGCGTAAATGTTCCGCACATCCTACATCGAACGCCTTTTAATATTGTTACGTCTTCCTCCTTCCCGTGCAAAGCCGACGGGAGTTCGGCGGCATGGGCGTCCTCGGCTTTTCGCCTCTCGTATACTTCGTTAGCAATCTCATCAACACCCATTGCAACAAACCAACTCTCAAGGGCGGTACGCGCCATCTCTTTAAGTTTTTTAGGGTCTCTTTCACGACTATAACCGATAACATCCAATACAGATACTAAGTGCGAGATTTGTTCCTTTGTAGGCATACGTTTTTCCTTTCATGGAGCCGATACTCCCGTTTACAATGGGTTTGCGTAACCCGCCCTATGCAGGCAAGTTACTTTCGGATTTCACGACATCAGGCAGGCTCAAAACCGCCGCCTTCAAAGAGTCGGGTTCACGCGGTGTTGGCTGTGCTTTTCCATTTATTACCGCTGTTTCATAAGCAGACCATGACGGCTTGCCTTTATAAAAATAACCTGCCTTACCTGCGGCTTCGTTCAATGCCGCTGTGCGTTTTGATTGCCGAGTTGCTTTTGTGCTGTCTTTCCAATTCGGATCATGCTTGCGTTTCTTTTGCTTCATGCCATCTCCCATGCTTCGGAAAATTCATCATCTCCAAACAAATCCGCAAGACCTGATATTTGCTTCAAACGCAAAACTTCATCAGGTTCCATTCCAAGTTCTTTTGCTATTTTCTGATCGCTCCAATTTCGGCGGGCAAGTTCTTGCACGATTTCAGACATTGCGCCTACTTGATGTTTTCCGCGTGCGCGATTATGGCGAATGGTTGAAGCAATGCGGTCTGATCGGTCTGTACGTCCTTCGCTGATTACGACAACAGGCAAATGAGACATGCCAAGTTTCTTGCCAACTAAATGACGGTGAAAACCATCAACGACTTCATAGCCGTTTTCAGTTTGCCAGACAACAATCGGCTGCGTAAAGCCATCTTCAAGGATACTCAATTCAAGCAATTCCATTTCAGGCTTTGCAACTGAGTTTGGGTTGTAATCGTTTGCAAAAACTTTATCCGTTAGAACCCATTGCACAAACGAAACTGGATGTTGTTTCGTCCACTCTAAATCATTAGTTTCCATTCCTGTCTCCTGCGCTTCATCAACTTTGTATATTTTTCGTATGCTTCGGATTTATGCTGACTAAAAGATAAGCCCTTGCACCAGTAGTCATTTCTCAAAAGTGCTTTGCAAATTCTCTTCCAACTTGGCGCAGACTTGTCAAGCGGTCCGTCATCAGGAATTCCACCGGCATAACCGCGATCTTGATACCACTTCAAAAAAACAGCGATCTTATCTTTGTAGTGCTCCGCATGCTTTGGCGGAAGTGTGTCAATCAACATTAGCGCAAATGATTGCCAAGTGTGTCCAGGTGGAAGGGAAACTGTATTCACTCCGAGAATATTCCCGATTTCTTGAGCGTACAATGCGCCTTGATTTGCTCCGTTCACGCGGGCTACAATCTTCCCCCATGTTTCAGGCTCGATGATGTGAAACAGCCATAAACCTTTTCGCTGATCGTCACCGTAGGGTTGGCAAATTCGCATTTGGTGAATCGTCAAACCTGCCTGATACATGCGGTCATAAAGTTTGTTGTATGGCTTATCTGGATTGCGTCCCTGCCAAATCCAAAGGTCTTTTGTTTTCCAATCGTAAATCGGATAAGCATTGTAAAGACTTTCACCGCACCACGTTGTCCATTGATGACCGTCAATAGTTTGTTTCTTTTCGCTTGCAATTGTGCGCCATCGGTTTAGGCTTTCATCTGTGCGGATGCCTACAAAGCAAGCCGTCAATTTCCCTTGACCGTACCAATGACCGAACGCGGGGATAAATTCTTCAAACTCCATTGCGCTTCGGAAAAATGGAAAATAATTCTCATCCGTGATTGCCATCTCTGGCGGATTTCTTATCCACGCTTCTTCTTTTCCTCGTTCCCAGCAGACCCATTGCGGCTGGTACTGGCTGACTGCATTACGAAGATGAATTGGCAATGCTACCCAATAAGGGTCAATGTTTTCTGCGTACATATCGTAGCAAGTTTTGATGTGGTCAATCGTGAGTTTATATTGTCCTTCCAAATCCACAAACAGCACGCCTATTTTCTTACCGCGTTTGATTGCTTCCGCCATTACTAAATGCAACATGACGGTTGAATCTTTCCCGCCAGAAAACGAAAGATAGATTTTCGGGAACGTGTCGAACACATATTCTATTCGTCGTTTTGCGGCTTCGTAAGTTGTGATGCCGAGTGATCTTTTATCCATTGGTTTACAAATTCCTTATCAACTCGCTGGATTTCTCCATCATCTGTGACTGTGCAAAAATATCGCTCTGTTTTCTTCCAGTTCTTTGGCGCGCTTACTTCGTAAACATAACCGCTTTCAAGAATGTACCAAAGAAAAACTCCGCGCGATCCTTTGCTGTTTGCTTTTTTATAATCTTTCTTTGCTTTTAGAAATTGGCGAGAATATCCGAATTTCGGATCAGTACCTACAATCATTGCGACCCAGTAATCAGGCTTTGGTGCGCCAATCGCGTCTCCGAGACCTGGCGCACCATCGTTCAAAATGCCTGTCCAAAGTCGCATGTATTGAAAGGTATTATCTCCAATCGCTTCGACTTTGAGCGTTGCTTTCATTAGCAATCCACGAAGTAAACACCTTGCTCTGCGTTGTATTCCGATATTGCTTTATCGGCTTCTCGAACCATTGCCGCACGAAAGTTCTCAACTGCGTCTTGATGGGCGGCTTCTTTTGTTTCGCCTTTTCCGTGATAATTGCCATTATCAGTCACGATCTTGCAGGTGTAATACGGAACAAATTCACCTTCGTTTTCATCAACTTCCACCAGTCCCGCGAACGGTCTTTCGGTTACGTGCTTTGTTTTGACTTTCTTGATAGTAATCATTTTGTTATCTCCTTGTTTGGTTTGATTGCTCAATATTACTACACGTTATATAACGTGTCAAGAGTAAACAAGAAACTCGTTTTGCTCGATTTTTGCACGAAACCATGAACTCGGAGCAAACAGCCAACGGGGCGCGAATGCGCGAGCGTTTTCGCTCGCGCATTCGGGGGATGCAAGCCCCCCGCACTTTGGGGGAGCGCAGCGTCCGCCGAACGGGCGCGGGATGAGCGGACGACGCGAGGGGCGGTCATCACAACTCATCCCAAGCCCTACTAATCAATCTTTGGTACGGACATCATTGGCGGTCTCATCCGCCCCTGCTCGTTCCGCTCCATCCATAGTTCGGTGGCGCGATAGCGAAGGAATCATCCTTGCTAATTTATGACAAATGGACATCACACCTCTTTTCTCTCAAGAACTATGGATGCATCCCGCGCCCGTTCGGTGGCGAGGCGAGGACTCTTCTTTGCAGGCTTCGGGTCATGGTCTGGATTGGTTAGAAGGCTTTCTAATTGCGCTTCCAACTCTTTTACGCGTTTCTGTAAAGCCCTAACCCGACTAGGTGCGGCATGTAGACTATCGGGCCAACCAAGACCGTCTTTCATTTTGTCACCGAACTGAGCTGCTTCATCGCAAGCCTGTAACGTGTTTCCATAAGTGGCGACATATTGCATGCGTCCCTTTGTGGCAAAGCAGATGATATGGTCATATCCATATTTTTTCGACAATTCTTTTAGCGATTTGATTGGGATGTTCATAGATTCCTTTCTAGCAAAGTAGCCTTCTAACTCCTCACGGCGGGCAAGCGGGGGCTAACGAGGGGGCTGGCGTACCCGCCAGTCTCCGAGCGCCACCGAACGGGGGCGCGATGAGCCGCACGGCGACGGTTACGAAAGCGGCGTCTCTGATCCGCATTTATCACACTTGCACAATATACCAGGGTTTGCAGATGCAACCCAATGATGCTCACAAGCCGCTTGAGTGTCGCCAGTGTCGGCTCCATTGCTGTGTTCGGCGGCACGGGTTATCTCGTCAAAATACTCATCTTCCGTCATTTGGATGAGATAGAGAAAGATACGGAAGGCTACACCCGACAACCATTCTCGAATTTTACTGCCTAAACTTTGTTTACCCATTCGTCTTCACCTTTCAGAGAGCCGATACACAGCAATTGCATCGCGCCCCCGTTCGGCGGCGAAGCCGCTCTACCGCCCATGAAAATCCAAGGCTTGTTGATAGCGACCATTGGCGTCACCGCCAGCAGACACAGCAGACACAACGGATGCCCACTCCTCAGGCGGAATGACCATACGAGTAATGATAGGCGATTCAAGCCCTGCATCTTTGCGCTTGGTGACCATCACCGAGCCATCCGGCAAGCGCTGGAAAAACCATCCTTCTTTCAAGTGAAACATTTGTGCCTCCTCAGGCGGTAGAGCGGCGGTAACGAGTGATGCCCACGCTCTTGGTTTATGTGGGCGTCCGAGTGCCGCCGAATGGCGCGAGCGTCACCTGACGTCCGCCGTTTTGAGAACTGCGCTCACCGCTTCGTAAGACTCTTCTGAAAGCAAGTCCATTTCGTTATCGTGCCTGTCTCGAATTGTGCGGAGCAGTTCGATGGCGGAACGTTCAGGTGCACGCAGAGTTGGGCTGCGCGGGTCAAGGCAAAAAGCATTGTCATAAATGAAATTAGCCAGTCGAGATACTTCATCTGCAAATGTTTTTAACATTGCCGCCGTCGTTTCTGGCGAGATACCATTGTCCCAATAGTACTCATTCAGCGCATCTCTCATTGCCTGATATTTTTCAGAGTTTCTCGTAACATCTATTTGCGACATACTTTACCTTTCTACTAAAGCGCAGGTCAATCTCTGCGTTTACGCTCGCGCCATTGGGCTGACCAAGCCCCCCGCCTTTTGGGGGAGCGAAGCGTCAGCCCAATGGGGCGCGGAATAAGCGGCGAGCGGGGCGTTTAGAAAAGCCGCCATCTTTCGTGCCAAATATTTACTCGACATCGGGAAGCCACGGTTCACTCCCAAAAGGGACGAACATTTGGCAACCTTCACATTTATAGCCATAGTATCCTTTCTTCCAGTCGTGCTTATTAGGATTGCACGATGGGCTTTTCTGCCCCGCATCGACCGCTTCATTCCGCAGTTCGTCGGCGCGTATCTGGCTCGTGTTGATGACTTCAAGTTCACACTTGCAGGCGACGCACCAATTGTAGAGAGTATTAAAGTAGACTTGTCGGCATGACGGGCAATATAGAAACATAGCGACACTCCTTTACTTTCTGGAGACGGGCTGAGGAATGTATCCCGCGCCCCATTCGTCGGACCAAGCCCCCCGCAGTTTGGGGGAGCGAAGCGTCAGCCCAATGGCGCGAGCGTCACCTGCAAGGGCGACGTTCACGCAGAAATCGGTTTCCCGCAATGAAAACAAAAAAAGACTTCGTTTTCGTCAAGGTCACCGTCAATAAAACAATACGCGCTTCCACACGCGGTATCATACGAGCTACTTTCCTCGTCATCATTGCGCGTCCAGCTACACGTTTGCACGGACGATTTCGGAGTGTCGTCCTTGACAGGTGCACGCAGTAGTTGGGCTGCGCGGGGTTGCCATTCATTCACCCACGATGGAGCCAAAAACATGGGGTACTCTTTACAAACCGTCTGTATCCAATAGACAGCATTATTAATCATTTCATCTTTCGTCAATGTTTGCGACATATTTTACCTCTCAGTTCCTAGCAGCCCTACTATCCTTATCCACTTACGGACGGATAATATTCCACTGGACAGACTCCAATTTATCCAGCGGACTTTCCACCCCAACGCCCCCAGGGTGGAGAAGATGCAAATAGACCATCGTGGTTTTGATATCCTTGTGTCCCATCAATTCCTGCACTGTGCGAATGTCGTATCCAGCCCAGAGCAAATGAGTTGCATAACAATGGCGGAATACGTGTGGTGTGACACGTTTCGTGATCCCAGCCTTGATAGTCGCTCTGCGGATCGCCCGTTGCAGTTCGCTCTCGTGCTGATGGTGCCGTCGGCGGATCTTCGTCTCAGGGTCTACGCTGTAATTCTGCGCAGGAAATACCCAGAACCAACCCCAATCACAGCCGATGTTTGGATATTTCCTGTCCAGCGCTCCAGGGACGTATACACCAGGCATCCCGCGCTGTTGATCGATATTCCAGAAATTCCGCGCAATGGACATCTGATCCATCAACGGCTTGACCAGTGTGTTCGGCAATGGGACCGTGCGATCTTTGTCCCCCTTGCCGCCTCGCACCGTGACAGTCATCAACCCGAAATCAATATCCTTGGTCCGCAACTGTTGACACTCATTCAGTCGCAGACCACACCCATACAGTAACCGCGCCATCAAATTTAACGGATCGCCATCTACGTGATTCAAGACACGCGCCGTATCCTCGCGGTTCAATACTGACGGCAGTCTCTTCCCTTCCTTCGCTCGCATGGACTCCACTCCCCGAATGTCCACACCCAGAATTTCACGGTAAAGGAATAGGATCGCATGGAGACATTGATTCTGTGTTGAAGCGGCAACCTTAGCAGTGTTGGCAAGATGATTTAAATACTTTTCGATCTCCGCTTTTCCCATCTCGCGCGGATGCCGCTTTCCGTGGAAGAGGATGAACCGTCTGCACCAGGTCACATAGGTTGTCAGTGTTTTTCGGCTGTAATGTTTCATGCGGATTTTATCCGCCAGTTGATCAAGTAACTTCGGTTCAGGCATTGACAGCATCTCCTTGTAATTCGGCTTGTCCACTAGAATCCCAGACCTTCCAAGCTCCTCGATGATGTTGCTTCGCGCAGGGCGGCGACGCGGATGAGGGCGGTGATGGATGCGGCGAGCAGGTCCACGCGTTTGGTGTCGCCTGCGAACTTTTTGGTTATCATTATGTTTTCCTTCGAATCGGTGATCTGTATGGCGTTGGCCACGTGCGCCCGCAGGAGGGGGTTCCCATCGTGGACGAAATTACCAGAGATGACGAGCTCGCGCAGGTATTTTGTGGCTTCTGACAGGCTGGGCATGGTCTGGCGAACCTCGACGCGGGTATAACCACGTTCTTCGAAATCGATAGCAAAGCGGGTGGCGGAGTAGGGGTCGTAACAGAGTTCAAAAATGCGGATCTGCCCGTCGAGTTCAGAATCAATGATGAAGTCACGCATGACTCTGTCGTCGATCACGTCGCCTGGGTTGGTGGTGATCCAGCCATCGTCAACGTATGTCTGATAGGGTATCTTGTCAGATTTTTCGTGAGCGGCGATGGCTTCTTCGGGCAGGAACCCGTGAGCGGTGAGGGCGACGCGCTCTTCGTCCATCGAAAAGATAAAGGCGGAGGCGGTGAGATCGATCTTTTTGGACAGGTCAGCGCCCACGAGCGCATCCATGCCATGTGTGAGTTCGTCGAAGTCTGCGCGGGGGATGGCGCAGGCATCCCATTGTTCCATGAATTCTCCCATATAGCTGTCTCCTTTTGCGCCGTGTATCCAGAGGTTGAGTTTCTTGATACGGAACTGGCGCACCTTTTCGGGTATCTTGCTATCGAAGGCTGCGTCGTGCATTTCTTGGAATTCGGCAATGCCTTCGGGTGTGGCGCACAGCAATGGATTGGCTTTGATCCAGTTGGCGGGTTTGTGTTCTTTGTCGTTCTTGTCGAGCTCGCGGATCATGACGAAATATCCATCGTTTGGAACGCGACCAGAGACGATCTCCCGGCAGTATTCGATTTCTTTGTAGCAGGACGACTCGGTATCGTTGCCCGCAGTGGTGATGATGAGCATGAGCGGCTGGAGACGCTGGCCCTGGGCAAGGTCGAGCGCGTCGTAGATCTCAGAAGTCTTGTGCGCCCAGTATTCATCAATGACGGAGCAGGTGGGCGAGAAAGCGTCTTTGTTCTGGATGTCGCCCGAAAAGGCTCTCATTTCGCCGCCGCGGTCCTTATGGCGCATGTCGAAGAGTCCGATCTTGAGGCGTTTGCGAATACTCTTGGATTTTTTTGCCATGTCGCGTGCCGAGTTAAAGCACACTCTGGCTTGTAGTTTATCAACGGCGGCGGTGTAGACTTCTGGATTTTCCTCCATATCGGCGACCATCATATAGAGCGCGACGCCCGCTATGCGGGTGGTCTTGGCGTTCTTGCGTCCCTCGGTGATAAGTGCCTTACGGTAGCGGCGGATGCCTACCCTGCGACCATTGGAGCGGGTGATCTTTTTCGCGCGCGAGACCCATCCGAAGATCGAACCGATGTCGAAAACGTGGGCGGGGATGAGTTCGATGGGCTGTCCGACGAGCCTTCCCTTGATGTGCTGGAGTTCGCGGAACCAGTCGATGGCGACGAACGACGCCTGCGTTTCGTCGAACTCCCAGGGGAAAGACCCGTCTTTCTTCGGAACAGCTTTTTTCGTCCCTTTACGCACCCTGGCTCTGAGGGACGAGTTCATCTGCCCTGCGCGGGCAAGGTCGTGCAGGTGGCGGAAACATGCCTGCCGCTCGGGCGTGCCTGTGATGACTCGGTTCTCGATCACGTCGAGGGCGTAGGATGTGACAGGGTGCATGTTAGGAGTTTCTCAACTATCCTTATCAATCAAATTCATTTCCAAACTGGTCTTCATCGATTCCGCTGGCGGTCTTCTTGATCAGCCTCGCGCGCGATGCGGGAGTAAAGCCAAGCCGTTCTGCGGCTCCGATGATGCGCAGTGAATATGTCTGCTTGATCTTGTGCTCATCGAGCGTGGTCTTGCCGTTCTTTTTGGCAAGGCCACTGTAACTGGCAAGATTGTCACAGAATACGGCGAGCACATCTCCGTCGAGAGTGTCCAACAGCGTGTCCGGGCTGTTGAGCCCCTTGATCTCTTTGATCTTGCGCTGCCAGATGGCCTTGGCTTCTTTGTTGAGCCAGGCGGGCGGCTTGAGTGTCACTGACTTGGCCCGCGAAAGCGCGTCTGCGGCTTGCTTGCGACGGTCAATTTCGGCGAGGGTGCGATGCTTGCGTCCCTTTGTCTTTTTGGACGGGTCGACGTTGGGGTGGTCCGCTGGGTTGGGCATGTCACGTCTATGGCGCCAATGGGGGACTTATCCGCAAGACCGTCTTACATAACGTTACGAGTCTCGAGAATGAAAACATTTTTCGATGGGGTTCACCCACGCTGACCCAGGTGGACTTCACTCGCTGTTTTGCGCGAGTGATGACGCTTACACTTGGAGTTGTCAGGGACATGTTCAATGGTCTTGAACAGACCCTCGTCGCCATTGTGGCGAATGGGATGGTGCACATCCCTCGCCTTGACCCGCCTGCCCTCGCGCAGACAGTCCGAGCAGTAGGGATACATACGCAGCTGCTCCATCCTGAACTCCTGCCACCACGTGGAGTGGTAGAGTCGGGTGACCTCTGGATTACGTGTAACGTTTCTGTCATAGCTGTGTCTCTTGCATCTGCCTGCAGTGACCAGTGTGGTGCAACCTGGATAGGTACACTCGCGCTTGCTTCTGCTTGGCATGGGATGGGTGCCGGAGACTGTGCGCTGGACTCTACCAGCGCACAGTCTCTGGTCGTTATCCTTTGCCAGTGAGTCTTGCCTTGAGTTCAGGCTTGACACCGAACCAAGACAACACATACATGATGATCCCAAGTATGATGACATTGTCAATCGGCAGGGCAGGGGCGAAGAAGTGGACGACAAAGACCAGGAATCCCGCCACCAATTGCCAGAATGCAAGCGAGTGTATGATGTCACCCTCAAGTGCACCGCGCGCCCTGACTGCTGGCACGACCCCAATCAACCCCAGCGCAAACAGGACCAGCGCAAGGATGGACACATTGTCAAGTGGGAAAGCTGCGTAGTAGAATCGGATTGCAAAACCGATCAATCCCACGAGAAGTGTCCAGAAGGTAAGACTGTTGTAGATCATTTTCTATTCTCCTTTTCTAAATGCGAATAGCGCCGATCGGACGGACGTGAAGTCCGCCTGATCAGGCGCTACGCTGATGGTGGGTGCAACGTGCACCCGCTCATTTGTAAAAATATTATACATCGATTCTTATGCCTTCGTACTTGTACCTGGCTAAGATGCGTCTCAGCACAGACTTGCTCATGAGCCAGCGCGTATTGTGACCGCAGGTGCACGGCACATCACCGAACCCTACGTGGATCATTGAGAACTCGGAGCGCACCAGTGCCAGGTCCTTGAGTTGCGTGCCCTTTGCTCGTCCGTTCCTGAGAACGTAAAGCCAGATTGCACGCTGGCCATCGCGGTCCTTGATGCCTAGAACCTTCTGACAGCTTGGGTTTCCGCACAGAAAGAGGCGTGGATATGGATTATCGTCTGACATCACAGTGCCTTGCTTTTTTGCGTCTCATGCCCGTTCTCCACGCGACACCCATCAGCCCGTCGAAAACAACACAACGCATTCAAAAAGAACCCACGTTGATAATATGCCACACCAAGCATATCCCACTGCTCGGGATCGCTCCATCCCTGGCAGCGTTGAAATTGCTCTTTCAGTTCATCGTCAGTCATGTTTCACGTCCAACTGCTTGATCAAACTGCCAACAGGTAAAGCCTTGCCATTTCGCCTGCTGCCAATGTATTGGGTCACTTCAGGCATCTCAGATTCATCTTCCAGATATCTCGCCGCGGCCACGTCCCACGCCTTGAAAAAATGAGCGCGGTCTGCCATCACGTTGTCACCGATGAAGCTGGTCGGCCATCCTAATTGCTGCGCGACGACTTTCACCAGCGGATGGATAAACTTGTACTCTGCACGCATGATCTCATTCTCATCATTGACAGATACGAGCACGCCGCTTTTTGCCTTCAACAGGTCTTCCCATGCCTCGTAGGCAGTCGGCAATCCTGTGATCCTTGCCTTCACAACCGCGCACGCTGTACGGATTTCAGGGATGGATGGGGCAAATGCGGAACCACTTGTCGAAATGTGATGACGCAGACCAGCGACCAGCAGGTCGTCATCGATGTCCGATAGGTACGCGATCCAGACCCGCGTCGTTTCCTTGGTCGGTTCGAACTTCGGAAAACCGCATAGAACGATTTCAGCGAGCACCTTGCCAATTGTGTTTGCATTAGCCATTGACAGCCTCCACACCGTCTAAAATTTCGGCGATCTTGTCTTCCTGCGTTTTGCCTCTTCTCGTCCTTTTGCTCTTCGCCTTCTGTACCTTTTCTTCGCGGCTCTTGGGATATCCATTCGCCTCCCAGCCGATCAAAATTTTATCGACATAGTTTTGATGCCTCGCGGCGTTATCCTCCGCCATTTGCATGGCTTTAAATATCCACTCGTCTTTGTGTTGCTCCATCCACGTATCGATCATGTCGGCGCTCTGTGAATTCAACCCGCCGCCCGTGATCTCGGACAGTTTTTGCGCGATTGCGCCGAATCTATCATCTCTTAAGTTCTTAATAAGTTCTTTCTTCCCCTCATGTGGTGAGGGACTACCCTCATGTGGTGAGGGACTACCCTTTTCAACCTGTTTGGTGATTTGCTCAATGGACAAACCTGAAAACCTCGCAAAATTCTCGATCCACCGGTCCACAACGCGCACCACATAGCGGTATCTTTTGCCGCCCATTTCTATGCGCTCCAGGATAACCCAGCCTTTATCAGCAAGGCTCTGGCGCTTCTCACTGGCTTGTCCCTCGCTCATCTGGCATTTTTTCGCGGTAGTCGGCAGTCCCTCACGGCAGACTCCAACCCGTTTGTAATGTGCCAGCAAACGGAATTCGTAAACGTCCAGACCTGCGTCATCATAAAGATTCGGTAACTCGGTCCTGTACTTACGCAGGTCAGATTGATCAACAATAATTTGTTCGCCTGGTGTTGGATGGGGTTGGGAACCTGGCATCATGCACCTTCCAGTTCACGAGACGCAAGATCAGCCAGCATTTCATTCTGTGCACACAGTACCATTTTGCCCCAAGACTCATACAACCGCAGCCATCTGGCTTTCACCCGCTCGGCATATTCGAGGGCTTCCGAAGCCCGCTTCCAGATGCGGCGGCAGGCTCTGGCGTAACCCGTGCCTGCCAGCACAGACAGGTAATACTTCCCGCCCGCGAAGGTTTGGTTATTCTCCCGCTTTTTGTCCGCCGTGAGTTTATTTGGATCGATCATGGCTGCATATCCTTTTTTGCTGGCATTTCAACAGGGATCAGCTTCCCGCTCTTCGCCCTGGATTTCGCCGCTTTGTGACTGAAACAGGTTCGCGCATGACCGCTGTACTCGTAGCGGTTGGGCGTCTCAAATCCACACTCACAGCGATACAACTTCGCTTCCACCGTCGCTGCCTTCGCTGATTTATTCGCTGAGCGACCTTTGAGCGACGCTGAGCGACGCTGAGCGACGCTGAGCGACTCGTTGAGCGACGCTGGAGCGACGCTAGCGATCGCTGGCAGCGACATGAGCGACCCGTCAGCGAAGGCTACCAGCGAGATGGCGATGTCCACCAGCGACGCTGAAATGATCGCAACCATCACCTTTACGGCGGGAAAATCGCTCCACAGCCCGCCCATCGTTTTGTAATTGATCGGAGCCAGGAACATGGGAGTCAACACCAACAGTGCCACAAATGCCGTGTAGGAGAATTGCCTGGCTTTCTTCGCTCTCAGTTTTGGCAGTCGGCTCGCGGAGTAGGCCAGGCTCACGTTCACAACCACACCAGCTATCAAACCGCCGATATCCGACCATTGACTGGTCGGGTCGATCTCATGAAACGCCCTTGCGAACTGCGTGGATTGGAACGCCGCAGCCAGGTACAGCAACACAGTTCCAAATGATGGCTTTTTAATTTTCTTCATCGTTATCGTCCGTGAATAAAATTTCCTGCGCTGATTCAGGCTCACCTCTGACTTCAATGTCCAGATCGAACACAATTCCTTCCTGGACTGCCTGATCCACAACTCGTTCCCATTGCTTCGACATGATCAAATCTCTTTGCAGTCGGCTCTTGAAATAAGCTTTCTGTGCCATGCGCATTTCGCTTACCACTTTCACAAATCGAGTAACATTCATCCCTAGCCTCCTCCAACGATCTGAAACATCTTCACGATCGTCCAGATGAAAAGCACCACGCAAACCACCAGCGATATCTTCTCGTTGTAGCTCTCTGTGAATTTCATGAGACACCTCCCAGCGCTTCCACCACGCTCTCGATCTCGAAGAACTCCACGGCGCGCGGGTCCATTTTCAGCGCGAACTCCCATGAGTCGGGGTTGTAGTACACCACTGTGGCGCTCATGGCCCTGGCAAGCGAAGCAATCAACGAGACCGCCGCTTCACGCTTCGCTCTTTCAACCTGTTTCTTTTTCTGTTCAGTCATAAGTAACTCCTTCCAGTAATATGACATTCATCGCTCGTATGACATTCTTCCTGCCACTCCCCCACCGTGTTTTTTGGGCATGATTCTCATGAGTATGAGCGGAATCATGGGGTTTCCGCGTAAATCATGGATCACAGACACGATGGGGAAGGGGACTATCACAACTGATAACTCGGCTCCCGATCACCGCCCCACTCATCTGTCTTCTCGGGCGGCGCCTCGAAATCAAATCCTTGCGGCAACTTTTGCGAATCAAGCCAGCCGATCAGGAACTCAGACAACTCGTCCGTCGGAGCGAGCTGCCCGTCTTTCGTGGGGTTCGCAAACCCAACCAGCGGATCGCGCAGCCAGGCTCGCAATCGCAAAATAACATCGCGCTTGAGCAGTGTCCCAGAGCCTTCCCAATTATTGATGGCAAGCGTCTTCCTGCCCTGGGTGACGCCCCGGGCAAACTCTGTGAGTTGATCAGGTGAGCAGGGGATGACGTGCCGCCTTGAACTGGCGCCGTTATCACGGGTGTTCTTGAGCCAGACAACGGTCTCTTCCTCGTTCTCGTCATCATCATCATCGTCTCGTGACAAGCCCATCGTGGGCGGATAAATGAATATATAAACAACGATCCCGAGAATGAATATCCCAAATGAAAATTGGAAAAAGAATCCCATCCAGCCAAATTTAGACCTGTTCTGCGCATCGGCCATTAGTGCCATTTGCGTCGGCACGTGCGCGGTGATGGTCCATTGAGCCTGGACGAACTGTTGCTGAGACGGTATCTGCGTGTTGAGCACAGCCTGCTGTGTCGCTGTCAGCGGGATCGTTGTGGCTGCCGCGCTCTGCGTCCAAGCATATATCTGTTGAACTCGCTCCTCATACGCCGCTGTCATCTGCAATTGTTCCATCACTCTTTGCTCGAACTGTGCAGTGACAATCGCATTGACTCGCCGCGCTTCGTCCGCAGTCTGCTGCGCAATGATCGCCGTGGACTGGTAATCCACAGTGGCGGTCGGGATGGGCGTCTGAGTGGCGCGGATCGTCGGCGTCATTGGGATGGTTGCAGCAGACCCAACGAAAGCCGCCCCCGCTGTTTCCTTGGGTCTCACTCCATAAGAGGCGCGAGACACTAGAAGCGCGCGGAGACCGAGGATGCCCATCCCAATCACTACAACCAACACCAGGAACTTCTTCATAACGTCTCCTGCTCGAACCCAAAACACGAACTGATCAGCGCTGCGATCTTCCATTGGCACCAACCTGCCCCGATGATCAATAGACCAGCAATTACCAGCGGAAGGAAAAACCACACGTTCCGCAATCTATCGTCGGGGATCAACTGCGTGCCGAGAAGCCAGATCGCGAACATCCACAACATGACCGTCATTTGCTCTCCTGATTGATGTACTCGACAATCTCTCTGGCTGTCCAATCGTCTGCCGCACCCGTCAGTTTTATATTCCACTTTCTTCGCCCCGCATGCTCCCAGGTTTGAATCGAAGATAATGTCATCTTCGAGCGCAGTTGGTCAACATCCCCCGTGACATTTATAGTGTAAGCATCTATCCGATGAGCGTGAGGTCTGACTGGTCGATAGTCTCTTGATCCGTGCCGAGACGTGAACCAGCCAAACCACAGAAGCAGAATACCGCTGAATAAATATATAAACTGGTCACTGCTGAAAAACTGCTGTGTCAATCCCTTATAGACCGAAGCCGCTGCAAAAAAATAAAAGATAGAAGCCATCATCCACCTACCACGGCCAGCCGATGTAGCCAGCGAACATCAGCACGATCACAACGAGCGCGATCAGGATCGCATACTCTGAGCAACTCCCGCCGCCCTCCCCCGCAGGGAAGTGGAACAACGCGCTGACTTTCGCGCGCGGTGTCAGGCAGTTCGAGTCCTGCAAATGGCTGGCAGTCTCGTCGTTCAAAACGAAGCGCACCAGCTTATGGACCGCGATCACCGCGCCGTTCCCATCCCTCAATTCGAAGTTTCCCTGCTCGGTGCCTTCACCCAGGGGGGTCTCGATCTTATTGTTTGTCGCCATTGAACACGCTCCTTCCAGCGTCTGTAATTCGGCACACCATCTGCATCTCGTTCGCGCGGCTCCTCCGCGTTTCGCCAGTCGCCTCGATCAGATTCATCTCGCGCAGGTCTGAGCAACGGCGCCAGTAAGCGGCGCGCGCCTCGAAGAGACCCGTCCTCACGCCAGCCTCTTCATCGGTCAGACCGTTCCCGCCCGCCCCTGCGTAGGCTCCCAGCAGGAGCGCCTTGTGGCTGCCCTGCCTGATGACCACGTTCGCCGCCGCCATGTGACTGGTGGTCGGGTCGTGCCTGCGAGCCATCGGGAAAAACATATTAAGTTGTTCATCCATATTGATTCACCTTTCGCCTCCGCCCTGGCGGGTACCACTACCCGCCAGGGGAATAAGGAGGAGAACTCCAAACGCAATGAGGCTCTGCGTAATGGACTTATTCTTCGATCTGCTGAATCAGCTTCAGCTCGATCAGTTTCTCGTGCGCGGCGCTCAACTCATGGGTGGCTTCGGCCAGTTGTAATACGCGCACCGTCGCGTCATTTTCCTTCATGGCCTTGCCTGTCAGCCGCATGGCTTCCTTCACGTCCATGGTGGCGTCGTCGATGCGGCCGTTGGCGGCGTAGGGCAGGCGCTTGCGGCGCGGCGTCTTTTTGGCTTCGACCCGTTTATGAGTGCGCTTGAATTCGCCGAAGATCATCGGTAAACCGTCCGCCAGGAAAAGGATCAGCATCAGCAGCCCAGCCTTCCACGAGAAGAGAGCGGCGACCGCTATCGTCACCAGGTTGCCAAGCCCAACGTAGATGGATGCATGCTCGTCGCTTCCATCCAGCCGGTCCATCAGTTTGTTGTAAAAGTGCCCAAAGATCGGCAGTAAAAAAAGGGCGGCTACTGCCATCGGCCAGAACAATTTCGCCGCAAATTCGTTTAGAAAATCTCCCAAATTCACATTTGACATTGCGCCTGTGCTATTCTGAATTCGGAAGGAGATACCAATCGATGATCACGACCACCGCGCCAACGATCCCGAAAAAGATGATCGCTCCAACGCTCATTCGACCTCCACCAGCCTGCTCATCCATTGCAAGAACTTGTCGTGCCAGTTTTGCGTCCCGTGAAACAGATCCCAACCCTCTGAGACCAGGTTTTTAACATCCCGCTCGAGTTCGAAGAAGTTTCGGGCGACGATCAGGCGGTATTGCTGCGTCGGCTCTCTATCGACCATCCACTGCGCCACGTCGAACTTGTGGACCGTTATCAACTGTCCGACCAGGTCCCAGCCCTGCGCCAGTTTAAGGTGCACCATCATTTCGAGCGCCTCGGGGTTCGCGGATTTGAGCAGTTCGATCTGGATCATCAGATCCTCCTGTGGCATCTTATCTTGTTCCCGTGCTTCATGACTCGCGCTCCATCTCATCGACAAGCTGGCACATCTCGCACACGCCGCACAGACGTTCATCCTCGTGCATGAGAGGTTCCTCGCATTTGAGACAGTTGTAATAATAGGGAGCGTATTCCTGATCATGCACCGTCACGCGGATGATCCTGCGGGCTTCTCTTGTAGAGAGATTGATGTTCGCAGCCATCATTGCGCCTCGGCTGCCTTTTCGCGCATTTGAAGGATGACCTTCCCCAGCTGGTGACGGTCGTCATCTTCGGGGTAATAGCGTGTCAACGCATCCGCAACGGCGCCAGGCATTTTGTTTCCGCCCGTGAACCAGTTGAAGACCGATTGATGCGTGCGTTTGTAGAGTTCAGGGATACCGTCGTTCAAGTAGTCGGCGGCTTCGCGGAAAGTCATATCCCCGATCACATTGCAAAGCACATCCGCTTCCTTCAATTTTTTATTGATGATCATTACCGCTCCTGAATTCGTAGAATCTCTCCCCAGTTGCGACGAACGGCTCCATGCTCGGATACCTGAATAATGCCCAGCACAGAACGCATCCGCAGATGCGCCCATCGGCATGGACTTTCAATACGCCTTTCCCGCATGTAGGACAGTGCTCAGTCTCGTTCATAGTTTCCTTCCGTTCCGTTCATCCCTGCTGGGGCAGGGGAGTTGTCTCATATAGTGAATTATTGTCACTTGGTGTGACAACATTATACATGAACGGACTAACTTGTCAAGCCCCTTTACAGGAAATTGCAACATGTTTATATTTACCCCTGTGAGTGTTCCCGAATTTCTCAATAAGAAGTTTCTTGACTGGCAGGTGCAGGAGGGGGAGCGGAAAACGATATCTGAATATGCAGGATTATTTGGAGCCCGTCATAATTTGATGACAATGTGGATGAATGGAACACGTTCGCCAGGTCCAG